TTGGGTTGGTGACTAAGTCATATGTTAAATCTTGAACCTGAATTGTTTGTGAAAGAATGTCACCTTGTTGAATTAAGAAGTCACTTCTATCGAATACTAATCCAACCAATCCATAGTTAAAGTTATATATTGTCGGCATACGAATAACGGTTCGAATATTGTTCTTATAATCTTCACCAGCATCAGTAATACGAATACGGCTAATAGATCCTAACGTAAATTCTTCTACCTCAAACGCATCTTTAAGTTGCGTTGTCAACGTTTCGTTTCCTTGACCAGACATGCCATAGTTAAGCGAGTCAAGAGGAACGTTTACATAATCGCCAACAATGTCTGTGATTAAACTAACAGTTTCTTGATTATCAAATCCCGCAATATCGAATGATGCGCTATTGTTAAACTCTGCTTGTGTATCAATAGGAACGGTTAACTGTGCGCCATCAGACGCTCTGTTTAGAACAATAGACGTTTTACCTGCATTAGGAAATTCGATAATTGCACTACCTACTGGGTCACCTTCTGTTCCTGTGCCTAAACGAACAGCAACAAAAGCACCGTCTTGATAAATGATATTATCCTGTGGCTCAGTTGCTATAAATAAGACAGGGTGTTCGTAGGCAATGACTATGCCTGAACCGTAATATGTTAAACCTGCTCCACGATCTGCAACAGAAACTGGATTACCTACATTCTTATCTTCGATAGGACGATTAATCGCCTCAATAGTATCGAAAGGTTGAATGCCTTCAATCTCGTCTTGTATAGCATCTAATACAAGAACCTGTGTCGATTTATAAATGATGTTTTCAGATAGTGAATTGCCTTGACCATCTACTGCGGTGTTTGTATCATAACCCCAACCGCCATCTAATAATTCCCAGTTAACAACACCCGATGGTGTTTCAGATATTCTTGTGACAATTGCTTCGGCGTCAACACCGAAGTTAGTTGACTGAAGTCTAACACGGTCACCGACTTCATTTCCCGCTTTGTTTCCTGCAGTCAATACGTCAGCATTAGAAATCGAACCGTAAATTAATTTGCCCGGATAAAACTTTGACCCATCTCGTGTTACAATCAAACCATCGTCAGGAATAAAACTTCCGTACATGTTTGAAATATAAGCAACAGGAGTTAAGGCGCCATTGATATTATAGAAAACAACTTCGTCTACAAAAGCAGATGCCTTTGATGTGTCGCCTTCAATCGTATCACCTTTCTTAATAGGGAACTCAGATATCTTTGATACCGGAATAAATTCAATGAATACATTAAACGTGTATTTCGAATCTGATAACTTTAAAATTTGACTTGCGGGTTGATAAATCTCAACCTCTTGTCTATAGAACATACGGAACAACAATTGCAATGCTTCTTGTGTACCTTTACGACTATAAAAGTCCCTTGCATGTTTTACAAGGAACGGAATGTCATTGTCTTGAAAGTTTACAAAAGGTAGATCAGCAAGATACTTTCTCTTGTAATAAATTAAAAACCCTTCGAGCGTACTGTCAATATCACGTATCTTCGAAAAGTTTCTTTCATTTGTTGTGTCGAGATATGAGTAATACTCTTTTACAAACTCAACAAATTCCGTACTGTCTTCTCTATAGAAGGCAGGAAACTGGTCTTCGACAAATGTTGATATATCGTTAGCTCTGTACTGCATTAATTAGACCTTAAGTTTACAGTAATGTCCGATTGTCTCAATCTAAAAATTCTATCCTTAGGTGTAACAATATCAGCGTCTGCAATGTTTGTAATGATATTGATTGCACTGCCTTCATAACTATCTACTGTGATGCCTTTAAGGGCAATTACACCTGTGTCGTAATTTACTGTGCCAATATTTCTTTTGAATATAGATTTTGCATTTGTGTTAGCAACGAGGGCTTGAATAACACCGTTACCATTGTCCTGTATCTCAACCAATGTTCCTTCGATTGTAAAGGCAGTTGATTTAACAGATGGCTTATAATTTGTCAACCCAGCATCTTCGTTAAATGCATAAGGTCTTATTAACGCCTGATTGAAATTAAACGTTGGGTTTTCAAGAGTGCCGATAGGTGGTCTATAATCAATTATGGGATGTGCTGTAACCGATGCAGAAACAATAGCATCGTTTGCAAGTGTGATGTTATATCCCAAGTCGCTCAAAGGCAATCTTGCTTTAAATTTGTTTAGGTTTGTTGAACTATAGTTTGCGATAGCGTCACGTACAAGCCCTTCAAGAGCTGCTGTAGACAACAAGGTATCGTTATTATCATAGATAACATCTACCTCAAGATTGCCGTACATGAATTCTGCTTGCTTGAATATCGGTTCAATCGTTAAAGGTGACTTAGGCGTAATATAATCTTTATATAATCCTAACTCAGACTCTGCAGCCCCGTCTCGACCTTTCACATCAACCACAACAATAACTCGTCCGAACTGCGGGGGATCTGCTTCGTCACCACCGTACACCGAAATAGATTCGATCTCAGGAAAACGTGTTTTCAATAACACTTCATAGTCAGATGCTGTTACGGCACGATCTTGAACTTGTAATGCTTTAGGTGCATACTTACGAATGTTCTGTACAGTTTCTGTATCTGCGCCACCAACTGAAATGCCTTGCGGTTTTACAACGATTGTTGATGCGCCAATAGCCTCTGCGTTACACGAGAATGAAGCAACACCATTTGCCTCAGAACCTGACGATACACGATAGGTTACAAGGATTTGATCTGTTGCTGTTGGTTGACGACCAAACAGGTTATCACCAAACTGAATTGAATATTTGTCGTTTATTTCTGGCTGGATATAGAATACGCTATCTAATTCATTCACACCGAAGATGGTTGTTTGCGGTTTGTACGCCTGCAAGTTAACTGCAACTTCAATTGATCTTGTATCAATAAATGCATTAGATAATGTTGTTTCGTTGGGAGTAATAATTTCGTTAATAACACGACCTTCGAAGATGCCCACGTCCTTTGCTTCGAAATTGTTTCCTACTGTTCTTGCGGCAGCATACGATTTGGTTGTAATGAATGTATAGTTCACTGAACCGCATCGACCAACAAACTTATATCCTTTAGGGATAATAAATGTATTAGAGTTTTGTGTTGCTGTGACAACTAAGTCAACAACAGCACCTGATGATCTGCGTGACCGAGGAAGATAATTTAATTCTTTTGCGTGACTGATTACAGAATTTTTGATTTGCGCTGAATCAAGAAACATCTCGCCGATGCTCATATTGTAATAAGTCATATTACTATATGTGTTGTACGAAAGAAGGTCAATCAACACATTCATGTTGGAGCCTTCAAAATCGTATCCTTTAAATCGATCTTGATTCTTAAGATGATTAATTAAACTTGATTTAATGTTTAAGAAATCAACATTTTCGTATGGGACTAATCTAGCCATTTGTTATCTTACCCTATTAAGAATTACAGAGAAACGTGTTGCTGTATCAGTATTTATGACTTGAAATACAATGTCAACTCGAATATCATTACGGTCAATATCACCGGTTATGTCTACGCCTACGAGTTTACATCTTGGTTCAAAGTTTTCTATTGCTTCTCTGATTAGCTCTCTTGTTGTGTCTATTGTTTGCGGTGTTACGTTTTCAAACAGCATTTGTCTTACATTAGATCCGAAGTCAGGATTGAAAGGTCTCTCTCCTTTGTTCGTCATTATAATGTTTTTAATGGATTCCTTGATTGCTGTCTCGTTTACCTTACGAGCAATATCAAGTTTGCCGGGAACTATAGTAAGGTCAGCGTGAAAATCTGATGCGATAACTGTAGTCGTTGAACCGGGTGTATATGCCATTTTTACTTTCCTAAGTGTTTATATTATTTATTGAACTTTGACAGCAGGACGCCAAACATTCCACTCTTCTGCCTCATGTATTTTCAATGCATCTTGAAGAAGTGTATCGCCGTTATCGGATTCGCCATTACGTCCGCCATAGTTCGATAGAATCATGTTAGATCCTGATAAAGCAATATTCATAAATCCTGCTCTTGAAGCAGCAATAATTATTTCGATTAGGTCATCAGTGGGATAACCCGAAACATCTAATATAACTGAATGTCCTGTTTTTGATACAGGTTTACCTTCTGGGTCAAATCCAGCTTTCACTTTAAGGCTAATGCCTCCGATTTGATCTTTTACTTCGAATAATTGTAACCAGACATGTGAATGAACTTCCATCCATGCAGGACCTGGTTCCTCTGTGTCAGTTCCATCCTTACGAACTGTGATGCCTTCCATTGCACTATCAAATTCAAACTGTCCTGGGATACCTGCTGTTGTTGACTTCGAAGTTGCAAGGTCAGTCAGCCATCCGTTTTGTTCGTCTGTAGGTTCCATTAATTGTACGTAAGGTCTAATCTCAACAGCATCAAACGGAGATGCAATCATAGGTGGTCGAGGTTTTACTTCCTCAGGTTCAATCTTTGTTTGTAATTCACGGTTTAATTCGTATTCAAGAGGTTCAACATCAGCACCTTCAATTGTTTCGACTTCACCTATTGCAGCTAAACTTGAGTTAACAATATCATCAACACTTTGTACACTTGCATCAGGTAGAGGTGTGACTGTAATTTCTTCTATCTCTATTCCGCTTGCAACAGGTGGTTCAAGTAAATCTTGTACGTCACGTGCCGTCTTAACAATTATTGCGGTCGTTGGTGCAGCGTTGTTTAATCGTGTCCTTGCATCATCTTTTAATTTGCCAACTTCTTCAGGATTGATTCTAACCGCACCTGCTTCAACAGCTTTTTTGTTATTCTTTTTAGATGAATTGTCAAGCATTGCACCAGCAGCTTTCATAGCAACAACTAATGCAATAAGTTGACCTAAAGGTTTTTGTAAGAAACTTTGCACACCGCCTGCAAGTTGACAAAATCTAAACATCAACAATCCTAATAGGACTGGAGTCATTTTTTCAAATGCGGATGCCGCTGAAGTAACTAATCCTTCAATGCCTTCTTTTAATTTTTTTGTATTAGGCTCTGAGATAAAATCTAATACTTGTGTGATTGCCGCTGCAACTTTATTAAGAATTTTTGTAGCAGCTTCGCCCATTGACTTTGCAAAGGCAGCCGCATCTTTCGCAATCCCTTCAACTGCTTTCTTAATTGATTTGACGATACTTTTAATTGTTTTCTCAATCGCTTTTACGATAGCAGTCAATGCACCTAATACTTGTGCAACCAAACCACTAATAAAATCATCAAGAGAAAAGTTTTTAATATCATCAACCAATCCAGATATTGCTTCGATAACAGCAATGACACCTGCGATCTTTCCAAAGACATCGGGAAACGCACCACATAAACCACCTGATAATGCAGCCCCTAAGTTTTTATTTAAGAACGTATCGAGTTGTCCAGCAATATTATTAAAACATTGTGTAGGCAATCCACCTGGAGTATGTCCATTCATACAGGCAGCAATATCATCTGGGTTCGATCCTGTCTCATTAATAAACAAAGCAGTTTCAACTTGTGTCATAGGACCCAAGGTGTTAATCTTATCAGCAAGTGTCGGATAATCATTAGCAAACGCTTCCTGTGGATAATTCGCAGGAATAGTCGTACCTTTGATTCCATTAAATGCATTATTAAGTGCGTTTGTAGCGTCACGTAATTTTTCTGGATTGATATTTTTAGTCGGGTCTTTTAAGTCAAGCAAACCATCCTCATCGATAATGCTATCAAATAAAGGATCTGCTTTCTTGAGTATTTGACTCGGGTAACTTAGTTCACATGTCATACGCTAAATGTTCCTCCAGTGTCTGTCGCCGCAGGTTTCTTATGAGGTGCATTTGGTATGCCCTTATAACCCGATACACCTTTCGGTTCAGGTGGTGTGGGTAATCCTGGTGCAATTGCTACTTCCTCTAAATCTTCTTCAGCTTTCTCTGCGCCAGTGGCACCTATGTATTCGTATTTATTAGTTGCCCCTGCTTCAGCCATGCGAACTTCGTCATCAAGATAGACAACAGGTGCGTTAAGATGCATGTTCCCAACACTTTGTAGATTCATTACTTCACGTGCTTGTATCTCAACTTTCTTCGTTGCATCCATGTTAATGCTTTCTTTAACAGCATCAAACACAAGTCCCGTCTCACTTCTGAAATCCATACCTTCTTCGACTGTAGTCATCTTCAATGATTTAGATGTCATATCGAGTTTGTCTTTTGCTCGGACATAGAATCCTGCTTCAGATTGTAAAGTTGTTAGGCCTACAGATACTGCTTTTAATTTGCCTGCAGATGTGATATTGATATTGTCTGTATGAGAGAACATATCAATACTTGCTGCTTTTATTTTTGTTGATTGGGCTGTATTGAATGTTGAATTACCACGTACAGTCAAGTTAAAGTTTTCACATTCAATATCTAAGTCACCGCCATAATACATCTTACCATTCGAATTAACTCGTAATGAATAGTCGCCTTCAGATACAATTGTTTCAAAATTACCTTTAACGTGTTTTACTTCTGTTCCCAATGTATTCTCGGCACGTGTTGTTGCTTGAACAAGTATTGTGCCATCATCACCAATTTGAAAAACTGTACCTGATTGGTGAGAGATTTGAGTGTATCCTGCTGTGCCTGATGCAAGAACAATATAGTTTTGATTGTCCTTTGATGTGATAACACGATTATCTAAATCACGTGTAGGCACTCTAACAGAAGGCATTGAATATTTGTTGCCTATTGCAGACGTTAATACTTCAGGATCAATTTCGCTTTCACTGACTGCTAACGTTGCGCCAGATATTTTATTTGCGTTTTCGCCACCGACTGCGGGATGTAAAGGAACTTCACCTAATTGATGAACAGACTCTGCATCACTATAACCTGAGTCGCCTTCGAAACCTGCACCGGAAGGAAGTTGTGTTCCGTACCCAGGAATACGACCTAATACGATAGGATGCTGTGCCGCATTGCCATCTAAGTGTGCGCCAAATACCCATTCACCTTTCTTAGGAATGTTTTGAACAGCTCCATAGGTTCCGTCTACAACAGGTGCCCAAGGCAAATCCTGTGGTGCAACGTCTAAAGGATCTTCTGGATGTATTCCAAATATTTTAACTTTTACACGAGCATTATTTGTCTTATCGTCACGTAGAACGACTCGACCCACCCAGAATGTTGTTGATGCTGAAAACATTATATACCCTGCCCACGTTGTTGATATGTGTTATAAATTCTTGTTGAGGTAGCAACACGTTCTCGTACCTCATGGTTACCCATGCCGCCTGTCCATCCATCGAACCTTTCGTAACCCGTCATTGCGAGTGTTGAGCGTTGTGTGTTTCCGCCTGCGTTTTCTAGAGCTGTATAAGCAGCTGCTTCTCCACCCGCACCAGATCCTGTGATTCCATATCCTGTTGCAGGAGATTGTCCTCGTAACTCATGGTCAACAAATTCAAGTTGCGTTTCAAAAGGAACAATAGGATTGCCACGTGAGTCAAAGTTTACGTCTGCCCCACGACCTTTAGCAAATGATTCCATGTTATCCAACCTGTCTCTATTCCATTGTGCAAGACCTTTACTATCCTTACCAGCTCCGCCATCATTCGGATTAATTGCATTAATATCCATAGCAGATTCATTGGTTAGGTTAGCAACAATACCTGCTGCTTGCTGAGGTGTGTATCCTTTACCCACGAAGAAATCCATTGCCTCTTGTTCTC